ACCCGACAAATTCGTAGGGTTATTAAATAGGCACTGATATCAGCCGCTGAATGGGTGCGCGATGCGCGCGTAGCACAGGCCATGCCAACACCCAGAAAACAGGCAAAAATGATGTCGCCAACGTGACTACAAATGCCAATGCACCAAAATGGTGAAAACGCTTAAAAGGGGTCAAAACGGGCCGATCTCAGGGCGGCATAGGGTAGGGGTGCTTAAAAACACTGGAGGCTCAGGAATGGGCCTTTAAACGCTTCCTAGGTGCCATAGGGTTTACCCTGATTTTGTGGATAACTTGGCGTTTTTTGCCCAAAAAAATGTGGATAACTTTGCGACCAGATGTGGATAACTTTGGCCTTTTGACTTATCCACAGGTTATCCCCAGACCCCCTAAAAACCCCGAAAACAGGCACTGGATACAAGAACAGTGCTGTTTAAATTAGCATTGCTGTATACTTGACCAGTACAGACCTCGCAAAGGGCAAAAGCTATGAAAAAGACAACCTCAATAGACTATCTCAATGATTTGGAAAACGCCGCACAGGCAGAGGGTGAGGATGGAGACGATCAATGGTCAGACACTGATGCAGATGCACTCGCGCAAGCAGCAGACGCACCAGCAAAACGCAAAGACGGCACGGTCATCACCAGCGTCAGACCAGCACGCAGACTGACCCCGAAACAGTTGGCATTCGTACAGGCAAAGATACAAGGCAAAGGCAATGCTGACGCCTACAGGGAAGCGTACCCTGACGACAAGAGCAGTGACAGGGTAATCAGTGCCAACGCATACAAACTGACCAAGCACCCAGTCATCAGTCAGATGCTTGAAGATGCATGGGGCGAGACCGTGGAAGCACTCACAGAAGACGTGGCAGCAACCAAGCGGTACGTGCTGAGGCAGTTACTTGCACTGAGCAAGGGAGCCAAACAAGAGGGCAGTCGTTTGAAAGCACTGGAGTTGATGGGCAAAGCAGTCGGCGTGTTTACACCATCAACAGAGACTGTGGTAGCAGCACCAAGCGCAGACCAGCTTAAGAGAGAGTTGTCAGGGCACCTCAGGCTGCTGAGCGGCAAGGCGGTGTAAACGGCGACCCCACCGTACCCCCACCCCCGTCTACGAGCCGTGCATGCCCCCGCGTACATTACGCTCTAATCCGCTCAAACAATATATAGCCCCCATGTCTTTTAAACGCAGACCCCCGGGAGTATATATATTTTTAGAATATATAGTTGCGAACGTTCTCTTTTTCGTTTAAACTTCATGCATGACTAAACGCAGACAGCTTGTCTTAGACTTTGTAAGGGCCTACATCAGGTTGCATGGTGTATCGCCATCTTATGAAGTGATAGCCAAGAGCTTGGGAATGTCTTCTAAGTCAAACATCCATAGAATCATCCATCGTTTAAAAGAAGATGGGTATTTGGATCTGAAGCCGTATAAGTTTCATTCCATCAAGCTTGTGGATAAGTCTGTAAAGGAGATCAGCAAGCTATGACTCTCCTTACTAAGAAAGAGATTTCCGGCTATCTGAGTATTGTGGACAAGGTGCCGGATACAGAGAGAGCAAAGATAAACATGCTCTTGGAGATGGACAGGATTGAGAAGTGCAGGGAGTCTTTTCTTTTCTTTGTCCAGCAGATGTGGCCTATCTTTATCTCGGGACAGCATCACAAGATCATGGCAGATGCCTTTGAGAGAGTTGCGAATGGGACATTGAAGAGACTAATCATCAATATGCCTCCTCGGCATACAAAGAGTGAGTTTGCTTCTTTCCTTCTTCCAAGCTGGTTCTTGGGCAAGTTTCCTGAGAAGAAGATTATTCAGACTGCTCACACCGCAGAACTCTCTACAGGGTTTGGACGTAAGGTTAGGAACCTTGTTTCCTCGGAGCCATATGCAAAGATATTTGATACCAAGTTGTCCAGTGATAGCAAAGCCGCAGGAAGGTGGAACACCAACAAGGGCGGGGATTACTTCGCTATTGGTGTAGGTGGAGCCGTCACTGGTAAGGGTGCAGATCTTTTGATCATTGATGATCCTCATTCAGAGCAGGAAGCTAAGCAGAATAATCCTGCAATCTTTGATGGGGTGTATGAGTGGTATACCTCCGGGCCTCGGCAGCGTCTGCAGCCTAACGGGGCGATCATCATTGTTATGACTAGGTGGGCTACCCGAGACCTGACGGGGCAGATCCTAAAGAAGTCCACTAACGATGGAGTGGATGAGTGGGAAGTTATTGAGTTCCCAGCCATTCTCCCATCAGGAACTCCTCTGTGGCCTGCGTTCTGGTCAAAGAAGGAATTGGAATCTCTAAAGGCAGAACTTCCCGTAGCTAAGTGGGAAGCGCAGTACCAACAGAACCCCACCGGTAATGAGGGTGCGATTATTAAGAGGGATCAGTGGCAGATCTGGGAACATGAAAAGATGCCTGCCTGTGATTACATCATTCAGTCTTGGGACACGGCGTTTGAGAAAAACAACCGTGCCGACTATTCAGCTTGCACTACTTGGGGAATATTTGAGCACCCCGATGACAAGGGTGCTTACAAAACCAATATCATCTTGCTTGATGCGTTTAAACAGCGCATGGAGTTCCCAGAACTTAAGAAGATGGCTTTAGAGTTATATAAGGAGTGGGAGCCAGATACCCTGATTATTGAGAAGCGTGCTGCTGGCGCTCCGCTTATTTATGAACTTCGGAAGATCGGAGTTCCCCTCTCGGAGTACACACCCGGCAAGGGCAACGACAAAATAAGCCGTGTAAACTCTATCGCAGATCTTTTTGCCTCTGGGGTTGTATGGTGTCCAACAACACGCTGGGCAGATGAGGTTATGGAAGAAATGGCTGCATTCCCTAACGGGGATAACGATGACTTGGTTGACTCCAGCAGCCAAGCATTAATGCGGTTTCGGCAGGGTGGCTTTATTCAGATTGCCTCGGATGAGGAAGATGATGCACCCGTCTTTCGACGTAAATACGAATACTACTAAGGATACATATGGCTAATTTTGACAAGAGCTTGTACCAAGCACCTGCTGGTTTGGAAGAACTATCAATGGCAGAAGAGCCAATTGAGATTGAGATTGTTGATCCTGAGTCAGTAAATATCCATATGGATGGAATTGATATCTCCATTGAAAAAGGTGATGACGAATTTAATTTAAACCTCGCAGAAGAGATGGACGATGGCGATATGTCTTCCATCGCAGGTGACTTGGATGATGACATCTCCAATGACAAAGGTAGCCGCAAGGACTGGGAGAAAGCCTACACCGAAGGTTTAAAGCTATTGGGTCTCCAGTTTGAGGAGCGCACAGAGCCTTGGCAGGGTGCTAGTGGCGTATTCCATCCCATGATTACCGAAGCTGTTGTCCGCTTTCAATCGGAAACAATCACCGAGATGTTTCCCGCTTCAGGCCCAGTTCGGACAAAAATCATTGGTGAAGAGACGACTGAGAAGAAAGAAGCTGCTGTTCGGGTCGAAGATGACATGAACTATGAGCTTACCGAGGTAATGCGCGAGTTCCGTCCGGAACAAGAACGTATGCTTTGGAGTCTTCCTGCAACAGGATCTGCCTTTAAGAAGGTGTACTTTGATCCTAATCTGGGACGACAAGTATCGATGTTCATCCCTGCGGAAGACATCATTCTTCCATATGGGACAACTGATCTGGATACCTGCTACCGCCTGACCCATGTCATGCGTAAGACTAAGAATGAGATTTTGAAACTCCAGCAGGCAGGTTTCTATCGGGACTGCGATCTTCCAGAACCCGGAAAAGAACAGGACAACATCAAGAAAGCCAAAGACAAAGAAACAGGCTTTAGTGATTTAAACGATGACCGCTACACCATCTATGAGATCCACGCAGACATAGACCTGCCGGGTTTTGAAGATGTGGACGATGAGGATGAGCCAACTGGAATTGCTCTGCCTTATGTAGTGACCATGATTAAGGACACCAATACAGTTTTGGCTATACGCAGAAACTGGAATGAAGATGACAAGCTGCGTTTAAAGCGCCAGCATTTTGTCCATTACCAATACATCCCCGGCTTTGGTGCTTATGGTTTTGGACTATTCCATCTGATTGGTGGTTTTGCTAAGTCTGCAACCAGCATCATGCGTCAGTTGATTGATGCGGGAACTCTTTCCAACCTGCCCGGTGGACTAAAAACCCGTGGATTGCGCATCAAAGGAGACGACACTCCAATCCAGCCGGGTGAGTTCCGTGATGTGGACATCGGATCCGGTGTTCTGCGTGACAACATTCTTCCCCTGCCCTACAAAGAGCCAAGTCAAGTTCTTGCAACACTTCTCGGGACGATTGTTGAAGAGGGACGCAGGTTTGCTGCTACAGCAGACATGAAAGTTAGCGATATGTCTGCCCAAGCACCAGTTGGCAGCACATTGGCTATCCTAGAGCGCCAGCTTAAGGTGATGACGGCTATCCAAGCCCGCTTGCATTACACGTTTAAACAAGAACTTGGCCTTCTTGCAGAAATTATTCGGGACTACACAGACCCAGACTATGACTACAAGCCGGAAAAGGGTGACCAAAGCGCAAAACGGGAAGACTATGACTACGTAGAAATCATCCCAGTATCGGATCCCAACGCAGCCACCATGAGCCAGCGTGTGGTTCAGTACCAAGCCGTCATTCAAATGGCTCAGATGGCTCCGGATATCTACGATCTGCCCCAACTGCACCGCCGGATGTTGGAAGTATTGGGAATTAAAAACGCAGAAAAGCTTGTAAAGCTACCAGAAGACCAGAAGCCAACAGATCCGGTATCTGAAAACATGGCAGTTCTGCGTGGAGAGCCAGTAAAAGCCTTCTTCTATCAAGACCATGATGCCCATCTGGCAGTGCATTCCTCCTTTATCCAAGACCCAATCTTGGCTCAAACAATTGGACAGAATCCCCGTGCCCCTCAAATACAGGCCGCAATGATGGCTCACATGGCGGAACACGCAGGATTTAAATACCGCGCACAGATTGAACAGCAAATGGGCATTGCTCTCCCACCACAGGATGAGCAACTCCCTCCACAGATTGAACTTGCATTGTCAACAATGATGGCTCAGGCTGCTCAACAGCTTCTGCAGCAAAACCAAGGCCAAGCCTCACAACAACAAGCCCAACAACAAGCCCAAGATCCATTGGTTCAGCTTCAAATGCAAGAACTACAGATCAAACAAGGTGAATTGCAAATCAAACAGGGCGAATTGCAGTTGGAACAGCAAAAAGTTCAGGCGGAAATACAGTTTAAACAACAACAATTAGCTGCCGATATCACCGCAAAAACAGATGCAAACAAGCTAAAAGTTGCAGAGTTGCAAGCAAATATGCAGCTAAAAGGCACGCAAATAGGTGCTCAGATCAAAGAAAGCCAGCAAAAACAGGCTTTTGAACAAGAGTACGCAGGCATACAGATCGGAACACAGATAGCCAAAGATCAAAGAGATCAAGCAATTGCTGCTCTGCAGCCAAATAAAACTTCGGAGTAAATATGGTTCAAGATTTCGCACGCGTATTGCGCGAACAAATACGCAAGGACATGAACAACTATGCAGACGACTTAGCTTCTGGAGTCTGCCGTTCCTTCGAAGAGTATCAAAAACTGTGCGGTGTTATTCAGGGCCTAGCTACCGCAGAGTCTTACCTTTTGGCCCTGCTTAAGAAAGTTGAACAATCAGATGAATGATCTCATTCTGCCTCCGGGGATTAAGTTCCCAACGCAAATTCAACCGGTTGAAAAGCCAAAAGAAGATGCTACAGATGAAGAGAAAGCAACACAGCTACCGGATCCTTCCGGATATAAGCTGCTATGTATCGTGCCAGAAGTCTCAAAAAAGATTGATGGAACGGAACTAGACCTTGAGAAACCTACCGACTTTATGCGCCGGGAAGAACAAACCACAAGCGTACTTTTTGTAGCAAAGGTAGGCCCTGACGCCTACAAAGATGCCGCAAAGTTTCCTAGTGGCCCTTGGTGCAAAGCTGGTGATTTTGTAATGGTACGTACCTATACGGGTACGCGATTCAAAATGTACGGAAAAGAAATGCGTCTGATAAACGACGATCAGATTGAAGGCGTTGTACAAGATCCGCGAGGTATTAGCCATGTCTGAATTTAAATTCCCAGATGAAGTTGAGAATGAAAATTCCAAAGAAGTCAAAGATGAAATAGAAATTGAACTCATTGATGACACCCCAGAGGTTGACCGAGGCAGGGAGCCACTTGAGCGTCCTGTATTAGAGCCTTCTGAGGATGAATTGGCGTCTTACTCCAAGAACGTTCAAGCCCGCATGAAAGAGTTGACTAGAGTTCGGCACGATGAGCGCCGCGCAAAAGAATCACTTGCACGGGAAAAACAAGACTTGGAACGTATTGCCCAGCAGCTTTACGATGAGAATAACAAGCTCAAAGAGTACGTGCAGACCGGAAGCAAACAGTACATCGATCAGTCCAAAACATTGGCTGAAAATGAACTTGAATCCGCCCGCACACAGTACAAGCGAGCACAAGAAGCATTTGATGCAGATGCCATATTGGCTGCGCAAGAATCTCTGCTAGAAGCCAAGATGAAGATGAATGCTCTAAATAATATTAGAGAAACACCTTTACAACAGCCTCAAAATAGGGTACAAACGCAACAATACAAAGAACCAGAGCCGCAACTAGACGAAAAAACCCTGCGCTGGCAGGCAAAAAACCAGTGGTTTAGTTCAGAAGGCTTTGAGGATGTATCCAGCTACGCATTAGGGCTGCATAAAAAACTAGTGAACGCAGGTTACGACCCGCGCACGGATGAGTACTTTCAAGCAATTGATACTCGCATTAGAGAGAAATTTCCAGAAGTATTTGGGAATGAGCGTAAGTCAAATGAGTCTCACAAAAGACCTGTTTCGGTGGTTTCACCTTCTTCCCGCTCATCTGGGAAAAAGACGATCCAAATGACTCCCAGAGCTTTGGCTTTGGTTAAGAGGTTTGGTATTACACCGCAGCAGTATGCTATTCAACAGGCTAAATTGGAGAACTCAAATGAATGAAACTCGCAAACCCCGTGATCTAGAGACACGCACTGAATCTGTAAGGTATGTTTATAAACCGTCTAGTTCTTTGCCAGACCC